GGGTTAAAGGCCAAAAGTGGGGAATTCGTAACAAGAAAACGTACCCAAAATCAAAAAACGAAAAAGAACTTGCTAGACTTCTTGATCGTCCTGTGCATAATCTTAGCAACTCTGACCTTAAGAAAATTCAAGAACGAAATAACCTTATTAATGAGTACAAAAAAGCCAAGCCCAGCAAGCATGAAAAAGGTATTAAATTTGCAAAAAAAACTTTAGAAACTGCTGGAGTAGTAGGATCACTTTATGCACTTTCTAAAACTCCTTTAGCAAAAGATTCTATAAAACTTGGCCAAAAATTTATTTCAAATAGAACCTAATGGCCATTGTCAAAATGGGAGGAGATTTAAATGGCTTTATCTAATACGGCAACTCCCTTTTACTATAGTCAATTCAGAGAGAAAGTTCTCAGAGGAGAAATCCCAGTAAACAATGAAATCTCTTTAGAGATGAACCGTATTGATTCTCTCATTTCAAACCCGGACATTTACTATGATGACCAGGCAATTGATGGGTTTATCAAATACTGTGAATGGGAGCTAACTCTTACTGATGGTTCAGATTTGCATCTTCTTGACACGTTTAAGCTTTGGGCGGAACAAATCTTTGGCTGGTACTACTATGTTGAACGAAGCGTTTACGATCCAATACAAAAAGATTTTGTAAAAAAAACCGTAAAAAAGCGATTGACTACAAAGCAGTATCTAATTGTTGCTCGAGGGGCGGCAAAGTCAATGTATGCCGCTTGCATCCAAGCATATTTTCTAAATGTAGATGTTGCCACTACTCATCAGATTGCTACTGCCCCAACAATGAAGCAGGCTGAAGAGGTGATGTCACCAATTAGAACCGCAATTATCAGAGCTAGAGGTCCATTGTTCAAGTTTCTTACAGAAGGCTCTGTCAGAAACACAACAGGCTCTGACGCTTATAAACAAAAGCTTGCCTCTACTAAAAAAGGCATTGAAAATTTTCTTACTGGTTCATTGGTTGAAATTCGCCCTATGTCTATCAACAAACTTCAGGGGCTTAGACCTAAAGTTTCTACAGTTGATGAATGGCTTTCTGGGGATCTTAGAGAAGACGTTATTGGCGCGATTGAACAGGGCGCGTCTAAGATGGATGACTATCTTATCGTGGCGATTAGCTCAGAAGGAACTGTTCGAAATGGATCTGGCGACACCATTAAAATGGAGCTTGCTAGTATTTTAAAAGGCGAGTATGATGCGCCTCATATTTCTATCTGGCACTATAAGCTAGATGATGTGGAAGAAGTTTCTGACCCTTCAACTTGGCTTAAAGCCAACCCCAACCTTGGCAGAACAGTTACCTATGACGTGTACCATCTAGATGTTGAAAGAGCTGAAAAAGCTCCCGCAACAAGGAACGACATTCTTGCAAAAAGATTTGGAATTCCTATGGAGGGGTACACGTACTTTTTTACATACGAAGAAACTATCCCTCATAATACAACGGATTTCTGGGCCACTCCATGCTCTCTTGGAGCAGACCTTTCTCAAGGCGATGACTTTTGCGCTTTTACGTTTTTATTTCCATTGTCTAATGGATCTTTTGGAGTTAAAACAAGAAGCTACATCACTGAATTAACTTTGATGAAACTTCCTGGCGCCATGAGAGCAAAATACGAAGAGTTTATGACTGAGCAAAGTCTTCACATTATGCCTGGGTCTATTCTAGACATGATGGAGGTTTATAATGATCTAGATCAGTTCATTCAAGAGTCTGAGTATGATGTTCGGTGTCTTGGATTTGACCCATATAATGCCAAAGAGTTTGTTACTCGCTGGGAACAGGAAAATGGACCTTACGGAATTGAGAAAGTGATTCAAGGAGCTAAAACTGAATCAGTTCCTCTTGGAGAGCTTAAAATTCTTGCTGAACAGCGTGCTTTGATCTTTGATCAATCTCTAATGTCATTTGCTATGGGAAACGCTATTACGCTCGAAGATACTAACGGAAATAGAAAACTTCTTAAGAAAAGAGCAGAAGAGAAGATTGATAATGTGGCGGCTTTAATGGACGCATACATCGCCTATAAAGCCAACAAAGAAGCGTTTGAGTAAAACAATCAAAATAGGAGTAGAAATTAAAATGGAAATTTCTGATAAGGATTATATTGAGCACCATGGGGTTAAAGGCCAAAAGTGGGGTGTTCGTAAAGATGTCTATAGAAGACAAAATACAAAAGTCGGTCTTACTAAAAGTGGGAACTACAGGCTTACCCCAACCCAAGCTGGAGTTGTTGGAGGAACAGCTCTTCTAGGAGGACCCCTAACAGCCGGAATTGTTTATGGCGTCATGAAGCACCATGGGAATAGGTTACCACATACTATCAAAAAGCAAGAGCTTGCTATTAACAGGACCAATAAAATTCTTGCTGCTCATTCTTATAAAAAAGTTGTTACTTCAAAAACTAAATCTAAGTCTAAATAAATTAATAATAAAAAAAGGAGGTGATTCGTATTGGCTGTAATGGATAGATTTAAAAGCGCATGGAATGCATTTAGATCAAATAGTACTGGGGCTCCTTTTACTGATTTAGGTCTTCAAACGTATTCATACTCTGGTGTTTCTCCGTCAAGGCCTCATAGACGCGTTAGTTATGAGCGAACAATCATCGCCTCTATCTACAATAGAATTAGCATTGATGTTTCTGCTATTCTGCTTAGGCATATTAAAATTGATGATAACAACCGGTATGTTAATGACATGGAGTCAATGCTCAATCGGTGTCTTACGTTAGAACCAAATCTAGACCAAGGCCCAAGAGCATTTAGGCAAGACATTGTTATGACTTTGTTTGACAAAGGCGTAGCTGCTCTTGTTCCAGTTGATACGACTGTTAATCCAGATACCAATGAAACTATTGATATTTGCTCTCTTAGAGTTGGTGAAGTTCTTACCTGGTATCCAGATCATATTCAGGTAAGCGTTTATAATGAGCAGCTTGGTAGAAGGCAGTCAATTACTTTACCAAAGCGGTATGTAGCTATTGTTGAAAACCCTTTATTTTCAGTTATTAATGAACCAAATTCTACTCTCAGAAGGCTTATTAGAAAACTAAGTCTTTTGGACGTGGTTGATGAGCAGTCAAGTTCTGGAAAACTTGACCTTATTATTCAGCTTCCTTATGTAATCAAATCTGAAGCTAGACGGCAGCAAGCCGAACAGCGTAGAACAGATATTGAAGACCAGCTAAAGGGAAGCCAGTATGGGATTGCATATACAGATGGAACTGAGAAGATTACGCAGTTAAATCGTCCGGTTGAAAACAATCTTCTTACCCAGATTGAATATTTAACTAACATTCTGTATGGGCAGCTGGGCCTTACTGATACAATTATGAATGGCACTGCTACAGAAGAGCAAATGACGAACTACCTTGTTCGAACCATTGAGCCAATTGTAGACGCTATTATTGAAGCTATGCAGCGAGCATTCATTGGGCCCATTGGAACTAAAAATGGAGAACGAATTCGTTACTTTTCTGACCCGTTCAGGTTGGTTCCGATTTCAAAGATTCCAGATCTAGTTGATAAATTTAGCCGTAATGAAATTCTTACGAGTAATGAAATCCGAGAGATCATCGGCTTCAAGCCTTCTAGCGATCCTCGTGCTGATGAGCTTAGGAACAGCAACCTTCGCGTTCCTACGAGTGAGCCTCCAGCGAATCCAACAGAGGAATCAACTAATAGCGTTAGTAACAAAGCGCCAACAGTTACTCCAGAAAGTTCAACCCCACCACCCAACAATCCAACCGCAAAACTTGTACCTCCTAGTCCATAGGCTTAGAAAGGATAGTCAAAATGGAACCAGATTTTAGTGGTTACGCCACTAAAGCCGGCCTTAAGTGTACTGATGGCCGTACGATTATGCCTGATGCGTTCAAGCATCAGGACACCATGCAGGTGCCTCTTGTTTGGCAGCATGGGCATACTGACCCGACCAATGTTCTTGGCCATGCTACGCTGGAGAACCGTGAGGATGGCGTTTATTGCTACGCTTTCTTTAATGGGTCTTCTAAAGCAGAGCATGCCAAGGAGGCTGTTCGCCACGGAGATATTAGGCAGATGTCTATCTGGGCTAATGATTTGATCGAGAGGTCTGGCCGGGTTCTTCACGGAGCTATTCGTGAGGTTAGCCTTGTTCTTGCCGGGGCAAACCCTGGTGCTCTTATTGAGAATGTCACTATTCGCCACTCTGATATGGGCGAGACTGTTCTTGATGATGAGGCTATTATCTATACTGGAATTATGTTTGACAATCTTGAGATTAGCCATGCTGATTCCATGTCTAATGACCCCGATGAAGATGGAGACGACGATAGCATGAACGAGCAGACCATCCAGGATGTTTATGACGGGATGACCAATGAGCAGCAAACGGTCGTTCACTATCTTATTGAGAAAGCGCTTTCAGTTGATGACGCAGTTGAAGACTCAGTTAGCCATGATGGAATGATGGATGATTCCGATAGCATGGACGAGTCGACTGTTGGAGCTATCTATGACTCCATGACTGATGACCAGAAACTTGTGACTCATTTCCTTGTGGGTCAGGCGCTTTCTGCTGATTATGTTGCTGACCGTATCCAGGAAGAGAATGTTTCTCATTCTGTTAATTTTTATGACACTACCGATGAAATGAAAGGTAATACCGAAATGAAGCACAACGTGTTTGAGAGCAATGAGGGTGCTGGATCTTCCGGGCATGTTCTGTCTCATGATGATATGAAGGGCATTATTGCCGACGCCACTAAGAGTGGTTCACTTAAGGATGCTGTCGAGAGCTATGCTCTTGCTCACAACATCGACAACATTGGGACCCTGTTCCCTGAGGTTGTTGCTACGAGCCAGTCCCCGAACTTCCTTCAGCGTCGCGTTGAGTGGGTGCAGACCCTTCTTGGGGCTGTTAACAAGAGCCCGTTCAGCCGGATCAAGACCCTGAACGCCGACATCACGATTGATGATGCTCGTGCTAAGGGTTATGTGAAGGGAGCCATGAAGAAGGAGGAGTTCTTCGGGATTACTCGTCGAGTTACGACTCCTACCACGATCTACAAGAAGCAGGCGATGGACCGCGACGATATCGTGGACATTACTGACTTTGATGTTGTGGTGTGGCTGAAGAACGAGATGCGTCTGATGCTGGACGAGGAGCTTGCCCGTGCAATTCTGATCGGCGATGGCCGTGACGTTGCTGATGCGGACAAGGTCAACGAGCAGTGCATCCGTCCTATCGCTTCTGAGCATGAGCTCTATGCGACCACGGTCACTGTTAACCTTAAGGACACCAACACGACGACTCCTTATGTCAGCAATGCTGATGAGTTGATCGATGCGATTCTTGCGAACCGTTGGCAGTACAAGGGTACTGGCACCCCGACTCTGTTCACTTCTGAGACGGTGATTGCTTCGTTCCTTACTGCTAAGGATTCTCTTGGTCGTCGCATCTACCAGAGCATTGACGAGGTCGCCACGGTTCTTCGTGTCGCTGCCATTGTTCCGGTTGAGGCCATGGAGGCTTACGCTTACCCGAGTGGTCTTATCGCCATTCTGGTGAACCCGGTGGACTACACCGTTGGTGCCACTGCCGGTGGCGAGGTCAACATGTTCGACTTCTTCGACATCGATTACAACAAGCAGAAGTACCTCATTGAGACTCGTGCTTGCGGTGCTCTTACTCGTCTGAAGTCGGCTATTATCATCCGTAACGTTGCTAACTCTAGTGATGTTGCTGTTACTCCGAATGCGCCTACCTTTGTTCAGTCGACGGGTGTTGTGACCATTAACGCTACTGCTAATGTCACCTACAAGAATGCCGACACCGGTGCTGTTCTGACCACTGGCGCTCAGCCTGCCATCCCGGCATACTCGCAGATCAACATCCAGGCTGTTCCTTCCACGGGTTACTACCTGCCTTCGGATGCCACTGGTTACTGGACCTTCCAGCGCAACGCCTGATATTTAAGGAGTTTCAATGGCGAGATTTTACGGTGAAGTTGGATATGGTAATTCTGTCGAAAATCCGCCAAACTCTGGCATTTGGGTAAATCAGATTACGGAATATGTGTATCAAGGTGATATCATTCGCAACATTGCTCTTCAAGGAACAGTGATGCAAGCTAATTCTGATATGCATATTTCTAATTCTATTAGCATTGTAGCTGATGAATTTGCCAATGCAAACTTTTATAATATCAAGTATGTAAGATGGGCGGGGGTACTCTGGACTGTAATGTCAGTAGAAGTCCGACCCCCCCGCCTCATCTTGAACCTAGGGATGGTGTACAATGGCCCCACGGCTTGAGCTACAACAAATTCTAGTTAATTTGCTTGGGTCTAGTAATGTATATTTTCAGCCACCACCTACAATTCAAATGAAATATCCTTGTATTGTGTATCAGAGAGATCTTGCATATTCTATCCACGCGGATAATATGCTATATCATAATAAAAAAAGATATACAGTTACTGTGATTGACCCAAATCCAGATAGTGATATTCCAGATAAGGTTGCTAAGCTTCCCTTTTGTTTATTCAATAGGTTCTTTGCAACTGATAATTTAAATCACGACGTTTACCATCTATTCTTCTAAAAGGAGAAAAAAATGCTTACCTGGGATGACGCCGGGTCTCGGCTTTATGAGACCGGTATTGACCGAGGAGTTCTTTACACTCCAGATTCTACTGGTGCTTATACTAATGGGTATGCTTGGAACGGCCTTGCTGCTGTTACTGAGACTCCTTCTGGTGCAGCGGCCACTCCGTTGTACGCTGATAATACCAAGTACCTGAACCTGATTTCTGCTGAGGAGTTTGGCGCTACGCTTGAGGCGTACACCTATCCGGATGCGTTCAAGGCCTATGATGGTCTTGGAACTCCTTCTGGAGCGCCTGGTATTACTGTTGGTCAGCAGTCTCGTAAAACGTTTGGCCTTTCGTATCGTACCAAAATTGGTAACGATGTTGATGGTGATACGCATGGCTACAAGCTGCACCTTGTTTATGGTGCTCAGGCAGCTCCTTCTCAGCGCGCTTACAAGACGGTCAACGATAAGCCTGAGGGCATCCTGTTCAACTGGACCTTAACGACTACTCCGGTGTCTGTTACTGGGTTCAAGAACACTGCTCTTCTTACCATTGACTCTACTGTGGTTACTTCGACCGGTTTGGCTGCTCTTGAGGCGCTTCTTTATGGTGCTTCTGGCAACCCGCAGCTTCCTTCTCCGGATGCTGTTATTGCTACGTTTACTAGCACGGTTACCACTATCAGCACCCTTACTGCTCCTACGTACAACAGCACTACGCATGTTATTACGCTTCCGGCAGTTACTGGTGTTTCTTGGTATGTCGCTGGCACCAAGGTTACGACTGGCTCGTACACTCTTACGACTGGGGCAAATGTTCTGGTTGATGCTCGTGTTAATGCTGGCTACACCTTTGCCTCTTCTATCCTGGATACGAACTGGC